GTTGATAATATGCTTGAACAATATACGGCAATGCTTGGTTCTCAAGACGAAGCTATTAAAAGAATATGTATGAAATTTGATATATATTTCAATGAGCAAATTCTTGGAAGTGTAAAGAAAGAAGATGCAAGCAGGTCGAGAATTAAGACTTATATAAGGCAAATCAATTTGCAACAACACGCTGGCAAAACTTATGATACATACTTAGCAGAGCAACAAGGTGATGCAATAGATACCGTAGAGGATATGCAAAATCTTGCTTTGGAGGGTGAACGTATCACCAAAGCTATGTTTGACAGGTGGCAAGGCGTAAGCAAGGACGATATGATATTTCTTGAAGAACATTATAAGATGTTGAAGAAACAGAATCCTAACGTGGACTCAAATGGAGAGATATTTATTCGAGATTTATGTACGACCAAACTTCTTCAAACAAAGGCTATCAAAGCAAATGATATTGCAAATTATGATAAACTTACTAAATTGTATCGAGATAGTTTTCAAGCGGCGGGCTTAAAAACAGTTCAAGAGGAAGATAAGAGCAATGATAATCCTCTCGGTGTAAATGCTGCAATTATTGCGCAATACACACCAGAGGAATTTTATAAAGACAAAACGTTGTTTAAGGATTTTGATGGTATCGGAGAATATCTTGAACGTCATGTTTATAGACCACTTCGTAATTTAGAGTTTAATGATAATAAACAAGATCCAGATTTTAATATAGGTGAAGAAAATGAAGATGAGTGAGTATGCGGATAAGAACCAAATGGCACTCTATCAAAAGTTTCCTTCTACTCATTATTTGAGCAGTCCAAAGAGAGTTATAAATACAATTGCGTGGATAACTTTCTTTAGGCGAAATATGAATAGATGTGCTACGGATTATCTTGGAATAAAGTTATATCCTTATCAAGAAGTAATGCTTTATGAGCTTGGAGTTGTTGATTTATTCAATACGGTTGGTTCAAGGTGTATTGCAAAGTCTTTTATTATAGGCTTGTATGCTTGTTGCCATTGTATACTCTATCCTCGTAGCGAGGTGGTTATTGCATCTGCCACTCTTAAACAGGCGGAACTAATTATTACTAAGAAAATCGAAAGCGAGTTATGCAGGATGTCGCCTGTTCTTAGGTCTGAAATTGTTGGCTCTAAGCGCACTAACAACAACCTTGTTTTGACATTTCAAAATGGAAGTACTATAACGGTAGTATGTGCTAACGAAAATGCCAGAGGTGAGAGGTCTACGTTATTAATCAGGGAAGAATCACGTATGTTAAAGAAAGAGATTGATGACAGTGTTCTCTCGCCCTTTCAGCATATTAGAAATGTAGGATTTAGGCAGTTAGCAGACTACGCTGATATACCAGAAGTCGAAGAAGAACCTAAGAATGTTTACATTACTTCGTCTTGGTTGGATAGTGGACAGCCAATGTGGGATATTGCAGATGAAGCTTTTAAACAGATGTTAGACAATCAAAGTCAGTGCTTAATGGCGTTTGATTTATCAGTTGTGCTTAAACATAAGATAAAGACAAAAAAGCAACTCAAACTTGAAAAGAAAAAACTTGATAATTTATCTTGGCGAATAGAGTATCTTAATGAAAGAGTCAAAGAAAATACAAGTGCTTTCTTTAACTACAAAGAACTTTCAACCCAGCAAAGGTTACAAAGAGCATTTTATCCGCGTAAGGCAGAAGATGTTCTTGCTCATAAAAAGAACCCTTATGCTATTCCAAAGCAAAACGGAGAAGTTAGAGTGATTGCTTGTGATATGGCATTTGTTACGAATGACAAGAATGATAACAGTATCTTTACTTGCATAAGAGCCTTACCTGAAAGTACAACACATACTTTAGCAGATAAGAGTTTAGAAATCAACAAAGGTTATCGTAGACAAGTTTGCTATATTGAAAGTATTCAAGGCGGAGACATAGATAGGCAATCTTTAAGAATAAGACAGTTGTTTGAGGACTTTGAAGCCGATTATATTGTTCTTGATATGAGAAATGCTGGTGTGGCTGTGTATGACCGTCTTGCTAAAGTTATGTATGACGATGAGAGGGAAATAGAATACTCCCCTCTTACTTGTATGAATGATGACGAAGTAGCGGAGCGTATTCAAGTTCCAGATGCAGATGCTTGCATATTTCTAATCAATGCTACACAAAAACTTAATAGCAAAATTGCAATTAATTTCAAAACCACGTTACAAGATAACAAAATTGATTTCTTAATTCCTTATAATAAAGCATTGGAAGATCAATTGCCTAAGATACCTGATTATGTAAATTCTACCGATATTGACACTCAGTTATTCTATGAAAAGCCGTATCTTGAAACGCAGGAGTTGATTAACGAAACTAACAACTTGCAGATTGAAAAGAAAGACCAAACTGGATTAATAGTCGTGTCAGAACGAGGAACGAATCGCAAAGACCGCTATACTTCTTGTAGTTATGGGGATTACTTTATTAATCTTCTTGAACAAGATATTGCATCAGTAAATGAGAAATATTCAGTTGGAGTGTATGTAAATTAACAAGAAAGGAAGTGAGATAATGTCGGAGAAAAAGGCAAATGAAGAAGTTGTAAACGAAACTAATGCTTATCATTTCTTTAGGGATGTAACTACTGGAACTATGTTTACGGGGCTGTTGCATGATTATACTGCTGATCCATCACATCTGTTGTGGATTATTCAGCACCCTATGGACTTTAACAAAGAAATCAGGGATATATCAAACCGCCTTTATTCAAGTAATGGTAACTTTAGAAACACAGTAGATTACATGAAGGCACTTCCTACTCTTGATTATGTTGTTACAAATTATATTAAGGATAATGGCTCAAAGGCTCGTAAGGAAATCATAGAGTATGCGCTTGGCAAGATTAAGCACAAAGAGATTATAAGAGATGCCATTCATAAGGGTTGTGTTGACGGTATTGCTTTTTATTATCTTGTTGTTGGTGAGCGCAAACTCAGTAATAAGAAGTCAATGAGTTATTGGGACGCACATGATATTAGTGAGATTAATTCGTTGAAGCCAAAACTTTCAAAGATGAATCTGTCTGTTATCAATCTGCCAGTAGACTATTGTAGAATCATTGGCTTTAAAAACAATTCTTATATTGTTACATTTGATCTTGAATATTTTAATGAGGGTACGGAGACAAATGAAAGTAAACTTCGCAAATACCCAAAAGAAATACAAGAGGCTTACAATAAATGGCGCAATGAAAAAGGTCAGCAGGAAGTTGTTCTTGATAATACCAAAACTATGGTTTTCAAAATATCGTCAAAGAGAGATGAGCCGTGGGGCAGACCACTTGTTTTAGCGGCAATTCTTGATATTCTTTATGGTGATTATTTTACCAATACCAAGCGCAAAACTCTTGATGAAGTCAATAACAAACTGGTGTACGAAACATTCCCAGAGGGTAAGACTACTGGTACATCTGCATTGACTGATAAACAGCAAAAAGAACAGCATGATGCAGTCAAGAGCGTTATTGCTACAAAGAATACAAGAGGTGCGACATCATTTGTATCTGTTGCGGCTGGCACAAAAATAAATGTTATTGATACAAGCACAGATATTTTTGATGATAAATATGAGAGCAAGCTCGACGAAAAGATTGGAACGGATTTAGGATTTGCGGCTACATTACTTAATGCAAGTGCTTCAAGTTCATATTCTGCGCAGCAAACCAATCTTGAACTTGTTACGGCTCAGATATTCAAGTGGATTGAAGAAATAACTACAGAGTTAAATAAAGTGTTGAACTTCAATGTTCTTAATCTGAATTATATAGATGTGAAGGTAAATTATTTGCCAATAACTCATCTAAATAAAAACTCGATGATTGGATATGTAAAGGATTTATATTTACAAGGTAAAGGAAGTTTAACATTATGGGCTTCTGCTGTCGGTATTTCGTCTGATGTATTTTATGCTATGCTTGATGAGGAATTAGAGGATGATATTGAGAATAAATATCCTGTCCACGCTACAAGTTATACACAGTCATCAAAAGATGCTGGCAGACCTACGGTTGATAATCCAACTAATGAAAATACGATTCAAAGCAAAACCAATAATTCAAACGGGCAACCAAAGCCCAATAGTTAAAATCTCTCCGTCGTAATGTCGGGGATTTTTTATATATTACGGAAGAAAGGAGGTAAGCATGAAAAGTTTTGAACTTTCGTCTAAGAAACGAAAAGACGGCAAGAGGAGATTCACGGCACTTCTTTATAAGTTGCAACCTCCCGAATCCGTAGTCAACAATGTCGGCACAGACGGACATTGGAATGAAAATGGCATAACTTTTATTGAAGAATATGCCGCACAGAATCTTGAATCTATAAAAGATATGAGTATGACTTGTGATTTTATAGATGCAGATAAAACAGAAGTTTCAGGACATGGGGAAACTGGCGAAATCACGGATGACGGTTTGCCTAAGTTTGAAGCGGATATAATTGGTCATTTTACAGAAGGTTTTATTGCAGAGTTTGACGATAACGGAACTACAAGCAAAGCTGTATTCGGCAAAGGTGTTATTGACGAAATGCGCCACGCTGATTTTGTCGCTCAAATTGAAACCAATATGGCGAATGGCATTGCTCCAAGCGGTAGTATTGAAATACTACATCCTGAAGATAGTGATAGCATCATTTATCTTAATGGCAAATTCGAGCAAGGTCGTGTGCCTGTAAAGTATGTTCACAGTGGTTTTTCTTTAGTATCAAATCCTGCGGATAAAGCTTCTAAGATGATTGAACTGAATAATAAACGAGAAAGTGAGGATGAGACAATGGATGAGAAAACAATTAATCTGATTTGCGATTCTGTAAAGAACGCAGTATCAGAAACAAATTCAAAGAATGCCGAGTACGAAGCAACAATCTCTGAACTTAATACTTCTGTTGCCGATAAGGATAATCAGATAGCAGAGCTTAACGCTTCTGTTGAGTCTCTTAAAAAGGCTATTGCAGATATGGAGGTAGAGCGTGACGCTTGGTGGGCTGAAAGAGATTCACTTCAGAAACAGCTTGGCGAGGCTCTTGCTGCTCAGAGACTTGGTGAACTCAATTCTGCTATTGAAGGCTTTACTGATGAGCAGAAGGCTTTCGCAAAGGATGAGATTGAGGCATTTAAGGCTGATCCTATGAACGGCGAAATCAATTCTATCACAGATAAGATTTATCGTGAGATAGGCAGAACTGCACTTGAGAGTGCAAAGGTTGTTGAAACAAATTCTGTTGATGACACAACAGATATTTTTGGCGAAATCAATTCAACAAATGCAAACACCGATGGCGAAGATATAGACATTTTCGCAACTGTACTCTAATAAGAAAGGATGGTAATTATTTATGGTAAGATTTAAGTCTGTAGAATTGATTTCGCCAAAAATATCTGTTGTGTCATCAACAGAATTTGTTTCAACAACCTTTGCA